ACTCTACGTCCTTTTATCTCTAGTGCGTCACCTACGAACTCCATTAGTTCGTGCCAGTTATCACCGTGCCACTGCATCGCTTCAACTGTAATAGGTTTCTTTCTATACCACATTTGTACCCTCCACTCCTCGAACCTCTCGAGCTAGAGTTCTTTTATTCAACCACATTAAAGATTCTTCGAGTTTCTGTATCGCTACTGCATTATCAGAGCATGCATACTGACCTGACTGAAATCCTTTCAGTCTATCAAGTACCATAGCAATAAGATCTTCATTGGTTACACCATTAATACCTGCTTCTTTAATCGGTCCTTTCTGGAAGTGAACATTACCTAATGAGGTAACTTTACTTTCTTGATTAGGAGGAGTGGATACCATATACTCATGATGCGCTCCACCTTCTCCGGGTTCGTCTGTACTGAATACTACTGTGTGTTTATTTTGACTAACTACTCTCATTATCTAAGTCCTCCTGTTCTATTCATTACATATCCTTTTAATTAGTTAGTCTGACAAGGATTTGCACCCTGCATGGCATACGTACATATTTGCATCACCGTAGCCTTTTTAAGTAGCGTCTACCTATTCCGCCACAGACTATTTATTCTGCACGAGGCAGGATTAATGTATGCTTATATTACATACAAACGACCGTAACAACAAGGTACCTGCTCACGGTGGGTATTTTAAGCTTCGGGTTAAGTTTGGTATCCCCCAAAGCCGAGTTGCTTTCCTCTGGCTCCAAACGCCACTCGTGCTATTTTAAAGAACTAACTCTTAGAAATCCTCCATGTTACCCATAGCTGTATCCCGATCCGTTGTTCCTTCATACACCGAAGGACCTCGAACGTCTTCAGATTTCTCTTCTGCCCCGATAACTGCCATGTCTCTTAGCTTGCCTTGATCACTATCTTTTAAGAATACTATCTCTTCGAGTTCCTCTCCGACACCATAACGCTCCGCATCCATGGCATGATCCATAAACTTAACAGGTTCATCAAGAGTATGCCCATCTTTATCTATCCTCCACTTGTATCCTTTGACCTCTTTAATAGAATTCACGCTGCGCTTGGTATAATGCTTCTGGAAGCGTTTAAGCACATCTATGCCGTCTTTAACCGATCCTTTACCCTTACGTGCAGGCTCACAGAAGAATCCGGCACGATTGATCTCTTCTATACGATCAGGCTCCGAACCGTCAGCCTTAATTAACGTGGAAGCTCTCTGCTGTTCCGGAATCTCACGTTTAAGTTCTTCTATTAGATCACCATTGGTTAGTTTCGTAGCATATAGAACCTCGTCCACAAATACGTGCATCTTGTCCTTTACACCTATCTTTAGGATAACAGACGGATTGTTGTAACCAAAATCAACTACATATACCTCAAAATCCACCTCTTCGGGATATGAATCTACTATATCCCACTCTGTATATATTGTAACGGATGAGATGCCTTTCTCTCCTAATCCGTAGATTCTCCAATAGTTGTCATCAACTGTCTTCAGATCTTCGATAGTATCAACAAGGAAGGATTCAAGGAAGGGATTATCGAGGTATGTTGATTTAATGAAAATGCAGTCTTTACGAGGGATGATCTTATCGTATATCCAATGGTACTCATCTGAAGGATTGTAATCAAGAACAACTATTTTGGTAGTTCTCATGTTCATTTGCATGAAATCTTCGTACGTAAACTCATTTGCTTCGTTTAACCATAAATAATCTCTCTTAGCACCACGTTTCTTCTGAGGCTGATCCAGTGACATAAACTCTGATAGGTTCCCATGTATCTTATATGTATGATCTGATTTGTTGTGATTGTCTTCTGAATAAAGGCCAGCATTGTTAAGTATCTCGAAATAGTCACGCATAACAGAAGTTCTTAAGGCAGGCATCGTCTTTCTGGCTATAGTCAAGACATTACCCGTTTCTTGCATAAGAGTAATAACAAAAGCCTGAGCTATGCTGTACGTGTTATGTAATACTGTAAAATCTTCTAATAAAAACAATCTATCGCCATCTAATTCAAATCCGTAATACTCTCCATATTCAGCTTTTTCTACCTCAAAGCTTGAGGAGAATCTTCCCCTATTAAATTTACTAGATGTCTTTTTCCTTTTTAATAACACTGGTAATTCATTAAGGTTTTCCCCTGAAAACTCTACTTTATATACTTTTGTTTCATATATAGTTCCGTCTTTTCTTTTCATTTTTGCAGGATAGCAATTAAAAGTAGCATAAAAACCTAAAGATCTAACCAGAAATAATATATCTTCAGATAAATCTTTTTTGACTTGAGAAATAATACAAGTGCCTCTATGTGTTTTTGAGATATAACCATCACTATCTATAAGACCTGCTAATAATTGCATTCTGTTTTCATATGAATTCTTGATGAAATCATGAGGAATTCTCTTTTCACCTAGTATATTATAATATCTAAATATTTCTTTTATTTTATTATTCTTACCGGTTCCTTCATCTTTCGATAAAGCATATCCATATTTATCACACTTGAGCTTAACTACATGAGTGTCATACTTTTTAGCAAATTCATATAAATAATCCACTATTTCTTTATCAGCCGTTGTTATGTTTGCATTGTGTTTGGAGCCATCGCCCAACCAGATTCCCAAATAATAAGGATCTATTTTTAATTTCTTTTCTTTAAAATTAACACCGGCAACTTTCCATCCCTTATGCCTTCTTTTCCATCTGTTGCTTTTTTCCATGTATTCTGGTAAAGGAATGTTTACTAATGTATATGGGTTTTCATGACCAATATAAACTCTTTTTTGTTTATATGGCTTATACGAAACGGTTACACTCTTGCGTTTTTCTTTCCAGCATTCTCTTAATGACATTATATGATTACTTGATACTTTATAATCTACACCTCTTGCCTGCCTTATCCAGTATAACTGTTCCTCGCCTCTATAAAGCTTTAAGACTTTACGAGCAGTAGAATCAATACCCATCAGTTTATCACCTACAACAATATCCTGAACATTTTTCAAAGTACCATCAAACATAATAATCTTGGTATCTCTGCCTAGACACTTACTTGATCGAGTTCCACCCTGATTAACAATATACCGTATACCCTTTGTAGATAAAGCCTTTAGGTTTTTATCTAATACAGTAGTTCCTTTAAGATTTAGAATCTTTTCCACCAACTATCTCCACTTTGATTTTTATAGGATCGTTCTCGTTACCTATAATCTCGTGCTTCTCAACCTGCTTTAGATATTGTTTGCCTAGCCATATAGCCATTGCTGGATGCTTTTCGCTTAGTTTCCATTGCCTACGCCTTAAAGATATCAAGCCTTTACCTCTTTTCCTCTGAAAATACTCCGTAAAATTCATCTTCTGCTCTCTTTTCAATGCTAAGTTAAGAGTATCGTAATCTATATTTAATGCCGTGGCGCATTCTTCCCCTGTACACTGTAAAGCTACTAATGTATCTAGCATTTCATAATTTATCTCTATAGTAGGTCTGCCTGCATTACTCTTTTTAGGTTTAGGCTTCATAGCTTCACCGCCTTTTCTCCTGTAAACTCTTCCCAACGGTCCACGATTACTTGCGTGTACACCGGGTCAATTTCGCACATCCTGCACTTACGGTTACTCTTCTCGCAAGCTATAAGCGTTGATCCGGAACCACCAAATAAATCTAGAATAATATCGTCTCTCATAGATGAATGCTTTAAGGCTGTTCCACACAATTCTATTGGTTTCATAGTCGGATGAAGCTTACTAGCTTTTGGTCTATCAAGTTCCCACACATTGTTTAGATTTCTTTCATCACAGAATCGTTCTCCACTTTTATTCCATCCGAACCATATCGGTTCATAAATGTTTTGATATTTCGATTTACCAAGCACAAAAACATCTTTTTTCCATATTATTGTAGTAGAACAATGTAATGCTTTATCAAGTTCTACTGCCATTATTCTTCCATCTTGGTTTGGAGCGTGGCATACATAAATACAATTATCACAAAAAGTCTTTAGATTGTCTACGAACAATCTACAAAATTCAGCGAATTCTTCTGATGACATATTGTCGTTTTCTATTTTTCTTTGTTTAAACTTGGTATGTTTAATTGTGCCAATATTTACATTGTACGGAGGATCAGTAAACACCCTATCAGCCTTCTCGCCCTGCATAAGTTTCTCGACATCTTCTCTCTTGATAGAATCTCCACACATTAACCGGTGTTCTCCTAGCTGAAACATATCTCCAAGCGTTATATCTGTCTCTCTTACTTCCGGAACTTCGTCATCCTTTTCGTCAGGCTCAAGATCGTCTTTGAATATATCATCCAGTTCATCTTCTGAAAATCCAACATCTTTCAATAGTTCTTCATCGAAATCAGCTAAAAGATCTAGATCCCAGTCACCTGTGTTTTTATTGCTTCTAAGATTGTATTCGTTATATTCTTCTTGGGTAAGTAATCTGGAAGGAACTCTAACATCTATTTCGTCTTCACCTTTACCGAGCTTAACCATTATCTTCATTCTTTGATGTCCGGCAATTATCGTGCCGTCAGTATTGATTGCAGGGATCTCGGCTAGGTTAAATTTAGTTAAACTCTGGGTGAGGCGTTCTTCTTGTTCTTCGGTAAGTTTTCGAGGATTCTTATCATAAGGAATCAAATCCTTTATTTTACGTTTTTCAGTAACCCAATAAAGTTCTGATTTTGATACCATAGTATATCCTTTGTGATTTGTTGACCGTGGATACTCTCGTCCTTCTTGTAAGTATACACTATTAGTAGTCATTATAACAGTTTGTCCCATCAGTAAATTCTTACTTTTTACACGCTTACTGATACGGCATATTTTATTTCATTATTTTCTTGACATCTTCGGAGTTGTCGTGTATACTGGTTAACATAGAAACACAACACAAAGGAGAACACAAGATGATAAAAACACTAAACCCAGATATGAGCAACAGCACTTACGTAAAAGGATCAAAGTATAATCAAGGATACCATGATGCAAGGATGGACATGTACTGGAAACGTGAGAACAGATCAAACATAGAGCAAGGGAAGCTCTATAACCTTCCTCTACATAACAAGCCATACTGCGAAGGCTACAAGGATGCATGGACAGAGAACAAGGGTATTTGGGAACTAGTTTAACATAACACAAACCGAGGGAGAAACATGAACCAAACAAGAAGAATGCAGAGTTTCGGAAGAGAAGAGTTAGGAAGCCCAGTCGCAGAAGCTATGAGAACAATGGAACGACAGCATGAGGGTGAAGTTAAGTGTAGGATCTGTAACAAAATAATGATCTCCGAAGAGATAGAAGAATGTGATGATTTATGTTTTGGGTGTTTCAAAATTGAAGCACAAGACGAGTACGACACAATACAAAGACCATAATTTAAAAAAGGGGGTATGTAGCATGGTAAAGAAAAGAGCTAAAAATGAATCTAAATTAGTAAGGATATCTACTAAGGTTCATCGAAAGTTACGGAGATTTGCGTTTTTTAAGAACTTAAAGATGATGAATATTGTAGATGAATCCGTTCTGGATTTTCTAACAAAAAAGGA